CGACCCAACGCTTAGTTACGCTTTGAATGATCTCCACCTTCGGGTGGATGAACTAGAGAAACGCTTGGCTCGTATCGAGTCAAGACTTGTGCAACTTATGATTCACTTAGGAGCAGACCCACATGGCAAAAATTAATTCACCTATCACGGCTAATAGCTACCAAGTCGGTGGCGAACATTACACAAATAAAGGTATCCAACCTTGGGATGCTATGGCATCTTGGATGTCGCCTGATGAATTCGAGGGCTTCATTCGTGGTAATGCAATCAAGTACTTAGCAAGATACAAAGACAAGGAAGGTTTAAAAGATGTTCTCAAAGCACAACACTATGTCGCTAAGTTGGTGGAACTCATTACGCCCAAACCCCCAGCTAAAAGAGGACGAGGTAGACCGCCTACTAAAGCAAGTAAACGGAGGTGATATGAGCGTACTAAATACAAACATAGCAACTCAGTACAAAATAGCGCAAAGCCCCACATCTTATGACATAAACACTATGACAAATAGGATAGCACCTACGAACAGACAAATGATTAGCGTAGATATAGAGAAAGTTGAGAATGGTTTCATCTTAATATCGCATAGGCTAATGACTGAATCAAAGACATTCCAGTGGATAGCTAAAGATATAGATGAACTCAGAGATTTGATTACCGCTGAGATGGTAGACAAAGTATTGAAGGGGGAATGATGAGTTCAATGACAGGCATAGTTAACCCAGTAAACACGTGGTATTTGTCTAACGGAAGCACCGCCGATGGAATGAGTACTAGGTATGATGTTAACCCAACGGCTCTTTATTCCTTTTGTAATGCAGTTGTTAGTGAGTTTGGTACGTTAAGAGTTGAATCTAAGGCTGAAAAGGACAAACTGTTTAACGTTATATCTAGGCATGAGCTTGAGATGAATCGTATGACAGACCTTATTAGAGAAATCAATGCGAAGTATGTAGAACACCAGGAGTTTTTTAAATGGATGATCGAGACGAACAACCCCATATACCAGGAATACTTGAGACACACTACGGTATTACAGATTATGAAGGCATCGCAGGAGAAAGAAGCGAAGGAATGATTGAGGTATCCCCGAAGATAGTTCCTTACAACACAGGTAAAGTATTGATTGGTTGCAACTATTACCCACAAACTAATTACTACAACGATGACCAAGACTGGGTGCAAGAAATTCTACTTGGCATCGAGCGCAGTAGGCTTGAGGATAATTTGTTTATTGCCATCGTGTATGCACTTGCTGTATATGTTGTGCTTGGTCTTTTAACAAGGAGTTGGTATGAATCTTAATCAGGGCAAACTGGCTGAAGGTCTTATTGATGAATTGTTTGAACTTATCCACAAATATGATGAGACACTTTATATGTCAACTGTAATTGGTTGCTTGGAGTTAGTGAAACAACAATTAATTATTGACGCTATGGAGGAAGATGATGACTAAAGAAGTAAAGCAAGAGCAGGATGACCCCGTGGCATATATCAATGTTGAAAAACGCAAATTAGAATGGGCTAAACCCATTGTTTGGGGAACACCAACAGTAGCGAATCTGCCAAAGATACCTCTCTACACTCACCCCAAAGGGTGCGATGAATGTGGAAATGGTGGTGGGTATGCGTTGTATTGCCTCTCATGTACTGAAAAGTTTTTTGGTAAAGGATAAGAACACATGAATGAAAAACTAATGGTCGATAGAGCTTGTTTCGAGCGTGGGTGCATGGGACTTCCTAATCCGCACGAGAGACTGATTAAAGAAGATGAGGTTGTGTGGTTGGTGGAGGGGAGAGAGTGGGTAGGGTTGACGGATGATGACCTAGAAAGACTTAAACTGTTAACGTTTGAAAAAGAAATAAATGCTTATGGTGAAGAACAAGAAGCGGTAGACCTTGACCAACTGATGCGTGCCACAGAACAATTATGTAAGGAGCGAAACACATGAATGAAATACTTGAGTATCTATTACTTATGGCTATTCTTGGGCTAGCATCCGTATGGATAACCGCAGTTTTTTGTTTCATGGTTTATTTATTAGGAGGTTACGATGCCGAGGAAAATAAGTGAAATAACAAAAGGGGTTTTTGTAACTATACGATTAAGTAAAAACCAAAGAGATATGTTTTACGCAATTGGAGGACACGAATGGCTAAGAAAATACCTAACACGACAACTACTTCAAGAGGAGATACAACTTGGCCTTTCCCCAGGAAACTTCTCACTGAACCCCCCAAACGACAACCAAAAAAGAAAGTAGATACAAAGCAGTATGAGAGGGCAGTATTTTAAACTGGGAGTGCATTTGGTCGTTCGACTCGATGGGGCAGAAACAAGGAAAATTCCCCATGTCCGACATCCTGCATTGCCTTGTTAACCTCCCTCCTCATTCTACTAATACAAAATGAACAACATTATTACACTTGATTTCGAGACCTTTTATTCCAAAGAGTTTGGTCTTAAGAAATACACAACAGAAGCATACATCCGTGACCCACAGTTTGAAGTCATTGGGTTTGCGTACAAAGTCAACGACGGCAGTTCTAAATGGGTAAGCGGAGACGAGGCATCGCTGCAGCAGGCTTTACTTGCCCTTCAAATCCACAACTGTTATTTAATTTGTCACAACATGGCGTTTGACGGAGCAATCCTAGCGTGGAAGTTCGGCATCATCCCTAAGTACTATATAGATACCCTCTCAATGGCACGACCAGTTACAGGTCAATCGGTAGGTGGTTCGCTTGCGGCGCTGGCTAAGAAGTTCATGATCGGCGAGAAGGGTACGGAAGTCGTCAATGCTCTTGGTAAACGGCGAGAAGACTTTACCCCCGAGGAACTAGCAAGGTACGGCGAGTACTGCAAGAACGATGTGGACATTACATACACACTTTATCACATACTTAAACAGTTCAATCCGCCCAAGGAGATGTATATACAAGACCTAATGTTGCGTATGTATACTGACCCTGTACTTGTGCTCGACGAAGATATTTTAGTTAACCATTTACACGATGTACAGAACAAAAAAGACCGCTTGATGGCGAAGATAGATCAGACAATAGGGCGTGAAAGTCTTATGTCTAACCCGAAATTTGCCGAAATTCTGCGAAAAATGGGCGTAGAACCCCCCATGAAAGTGTCTGCTCGTACAGGAAAGGAGGCTTATGCGTTCAGTAAAACGGACACGGAGTTCACTAAATTATTGGAGCATCCTGACCCGTTAGTTCAAGCAGTAGTTAGCGCAAGGCTTGGGGTTAAGTCAACGATTGAGGAGACTCGTACCGAATCTTTCCTTGAAATAGCAGGTCGTGGCAAATTACCTATCATGCTTAATTACTGGGGTGCGCATACAGGTCGTGCGTCTGGTGGCGATAAGATGAATCTACAAAATCTCCCTCGTGGTGGCAAGTTGCGTGAGGCTATTACAGTACCTGAAGGTCATGTCATTGTTGCGTGTGACTCTGCTCAGATCGAGGCAAGAGTAGTTGCGTGGTTAGCCAATGAACCGTTCTTACTCCAAGGCTTTACTGAGAACCGAGACATCTATTCTGACTTTGCCTCCACAGTCTATGGTCGCACGATAACTAAAGCTGACAAGGTTGAAAGGTTTGTTGGTAAGACTTGTATTCTTGGTCTAGGTTACGGCATGGGTGCTGAGAAGTTTAAGAATACTCTAAAGGTCGGTATGGGCGGTATCAGTTTGGACATCGAACTAGATGAAGCCAAGCGAATCGTAACGCTATACAGAAGACAATACTCCAAGATCGCCGAGCTATGGAATGTATTTAACCGAATCTTAGAGGGCATGGCAAATGGGCTGGAGCGTGAGTTCCATCATGGGCAAGGCATCCTCCTGACGTTCGACAACAGTGGTGTTAAGCTACCAAACCATACCATGATAAGGTATCCCAATTTAGTCAAGACACCTGACGGATTCCAATACGACAACCGTTATGGGGCTACGAAGATATACGGCGGTAAGTTTGTTGAGAATGTCGTGCAAGGACTAGCCAAGATTGTTGTGTTTGAGCAAATGGCAAAAATAGATCAAGATATGCGTAAAAGAGATGGTCAAGGCGGTCGTTTTAAGGTAGCATTGACAGTTCATGACGAGGTTGTTTGTGTCGTTCCCAAGTCCGAGGAGGAGTGGGCTACGAACTTAATGCTATGGAGAATGAAGCAGGCCCCCAGCTGGTGTCCGACTTTGCCTCTAAGCTGTGAAGCTGCGTCTGGTTTAAATTATGCGGAGTGTAAATGATGCCGACGTTACCAAAACAATGGAGTCATTGGCTAGCAGATAGTCATCTCAGAGACACTAGCCCAACAAAGAAGTACAAAGGTCTTTTCTTTAAAGGTAGAGGACGAGTGTGGCGTGTGGTTGCAGATACATTACAGGTAAGTGAGCCTTATGCGTCTTTCGATAGATGGGCAAACAGTTATGTAGGTTCTGTCCCTATTCCACAAACAAGAGACGAGTTTCGTGTAGCAATTGATAGCCTTTTAGTGATGACTTGGAATCAAAAATGACAATACCCGCTTGGACTTACTCACAACTGAGTACCTTTGAGACATGCCCGAAGAAGTTCTACCATGCTAGGGTAGCCAAGGATTTCCCTGAGCCTCCTACTGAGGCAACCATATGGGGTGAGAAAGTTCATACTGCTATGGAGCATAGGATTCTAAATAAAACGCCGTTACCCGAGGGTATGTCCCAATGGGAAAACATAGCAAAGAAAATAGATAATCTGCGTGGGGAGAAATTCTGTGAAATTCAAATGGCAGTTGATAAAAATTTTCAGCCTGCTCCTTGGGGTAACGCTTGGAGTCGTGGCATTGCGGATGTGGTTGTCAAGCACGATGATCGAATTGCAATACTCGACCATAAGACAGGAAAGAGAAAGCCAACTGAGCAGCTTATGCTTTACGCAGGTTACGCTTTTGCAACTTATCCCGAAGTCAATGTGGTTTCCACAGGATTCATATGGCTTAAAGAGAAAAAGATTGACTCACAGGTATTTACAAGGCGTGAAGTGCCAATGATATGGCAAGAGTTTGTGCCTCGTGTAGCCAAGTTAGAGAGAGCGTATGAGACAGGTAAATGGATTGAACGCCCATCGGGTTTATGTAATGGATGGTGCGCAGTTAAATCTTGTAAATTTTACAAGGACAAAAGATGAACGATAAAGATATCCAAATGCTTTTAATTGGTATCGGCATTAGATTATTTGCGGCGGTCGTTTTAGCAATAGCGACAGCCTTTTCGGAGATGAAAGATGGCGAGAACACCTGAAGGTAGAGTTAAAGATGATGTTAAGAAGAGGTTAAAGCAACACGATATATGGTATTTCTGCCCGATGCAAAACGGATTCGGTGTAGTTGGAATACCTGATTTTATTTGTTGCGTTAATGGACACTTCTTGGCGATAGAGACCAAAGCTCCTGGTAAAGTTAATAACACCACTCCAAACCAAGACAGGGTTATTAAAGAAATTAGGGAACATTGGGGAACAGTACTCATCATCGACGATGTTGAGATTTTAGATATGTATATTAAGGGGTTGAAAGATGGCAAATAAAGGTGGGCCTAAAAAGGCAGCTTACGACAAGGCATACGAATCTACACCTGCTCACATTAAAGAGCGTGAAGAGCGTAACAAAGCTCGTGCAATTATGATTAAAGAAGGTCGTGCCAAGAAGGGCGATGGCAAAGACATTGACCATATCAAGATGCTTGATGCAGGTGGTAAAAACGTAGCGAAGAATCTACGAGCAGTGCCTGCTAAGACCAACAGAAGTTGGAGAGATGACCACGGCAAAATATACGGCGACAACAAAAGCACCAAAAAATGATCGTCAGACAAGATAAAAAAGCGTTAATTTATAAATTACGCAATCCCTCTAGGATAACAACTGTTGTGCCAACTGCAAGGTTAGTGCAACACAAAGGCGATACGCTAGTCGCTGTGCCCCATCGTCCTGATGAGGTTAAAGTACTACGCAACTTGGGGTTTGATGCGCCTGACCCGATGTCCTACTATTACAAATGGCCTGGTAGGTTTAAGCCGTTCGATGCTCAAGTAACGACGGCTAACTTTTTGTCTATGAACGACCGAGCCTTTTGTCTTAACAGTATGGGACTAGGTAAAACAGTTACATCGCTATGGTCTTACGACTATATGCGTGAGATTAAGTTAGTTAAGAAAGCGTTAATCATTTGTCCACTCTCCACGATGGAGCGTACTTGGGCTGATGAAGTATGGCGGACTTTCCCCCATCTCGAATGTGCAGTACTGTATGGTTCAAGAGCAAGAAGAATTAAGTTACTCAACCAAAATGTTGACATCTACATTATCAATACCGATGGAATCAAAACTATTGAGCGTGAACTCGCCGACAGGGAAGACATTGACCTTATTATTGTCGATGAGATTGCCATGTTCCGCAATGCAGGAACTGACAGATGGAAAACCCTTAACAGTATATGCAATAAACAATCTCCAAGAAGAGTGTGGGGACTCACAGGCGCTCCTATACCGCATCAACCAACAGATGCTTGGGCGCAGTGTCGTATTATTCGACCTACAAACCCAGATGTACCTAAATACTATTCAAAGTTCAGAGACATGGTGATGAGGCAGATAACTCAGTTTATCTGGGTTCCTCGTGAAGATGCTGTTCAAACTGTACAACGCTGTATGCAACCTGCTATTCGCTTTGCATTAGATGACTGTATAGACTTGCCCGAGCAGATTATTACGCATCGTGAGATCGAGATGTCGCCTGAACAAAAGACTGCATATAAAGCAATGCTTGAGAAGTTACTTGCTGAATACGATGGAGGTGAAGTACTCGCAGTCAACGAAGCAGTTAAAGCCAACAAGTTAATCCAAATTGCTTGTGGTGTTGCTTACGATAAACAAGGTGGTGAAATCTATATCCCTAATAAACCTCGCATGGATGCACTAAAGGAAATCATTGAGGAGTCCGAGGGTAAAGTATTGGTATTCGTTCCACTTACAGGAGTGTTAAAGTTTGTAGCAGATGAACTCTCCGCCATTTGGCCTACCGCTATGGTGTATGGGGATGTGCCCAAAGCACAACGAGACGACATCTTTAGTAATTTCCAAGAGACGATAGACCCTCATGTAATTGTCGCTAACCCGACAACTATGAGTCATGGACTAACATTAACTAAAGCTACCACAATCATATGGTTTGCTCCAATACATAGCAACGATGTTTATATTCAAGCCAATGCTCGAGTTCGCAGACCTGGGCAGACTAAAACGACAGTGATTGCTCACATCGCAGGAAGCGGTATAGAACAAAAGATTTATAAAAGGCTCGAGAAAAAAGAAGCCTTACAGGGGTCACTACTAAATATTATCAAAGAGGAGCAAGAATTAGTATAAACCCCTATCGCAAACAGGTGCAAATCTGTTAACCTTAACCCCCCTCAAGGAAATTAACCATGAAACTTTCAGAACTGGTACAAAAGTACATTGAACTAAGAGATAAAAAAGCAGAATACAAAGCCGAGTATGAGGCCAAGGTATCGAAACTAGAAGTGGTATTAGAAAAGATAGAAGGCACGTTGCTGAAGACTTTCGATTCAGCAGGAATGGACTCGATTAAAACCGAGTTTGGAACTGCTTATACCACTACAAAAACAAGCGCATCTGTGGCAGATAAAGATGCGTTCATGACACATGTGAAGTCCAATGAAGATTGGCAACTCATGGAAATTCGTTGTTCTAAAACAGCCGTTGAGCAATACAAGGCGGAACACGATGACTTACCCCCAGGAGTCACCTGGAGAGCAGAACGTGCGGTTAACATCCGTCGTTCTTAATTTAACCCTAATGGAGAATCACGATGAGTAATATCATCCCTTTCGATGGCGACAATTTGCCAGCTTATTTGAAGACTGCTAACGCATCAGAGACCAACGCCGACTTGATGGCACACGCTGGGGGTGGATTTCCCATCATCAGTATCAAGGGCAAAGTGTTCACTCTTGTAAAAGATGGTGAGCGTACTGTGTTAACCAAAGAGGTTGATGGCGAGAAGATCGCTGCACCTAGCATTGACGTAGTACTTTTGAAAGTTAACAAAGGCACATCCAAAGTTTGGTATGCTGGTGGATACGATGAGAACGCAGAAAATAAAAAGCCTGATTGCTTTAGTA